CAACTTGGCGATCATCTAAGTATAAGACACCATTCAGAGAGTCTAATATAGCTTTCTGATAATTGTCTAGGTCTACATTGTTATCGCAATACTGACCATTTTGTTCCAGTTTTTTCTTCTTGGGCCAGGCAGTAGGCATTTTAATATTAAATACCATACCCATAGCAATTAAGTTTTTAGTAGGAGTAACATCCAACTCACTTGTTAGTGCTAACATATCTTTTTTAAATTGAGTGTACTTCTTTGGGTAGTATGTAGACCATCTGGAAACTCTGGGTCTGGCAGCAGGAACTGGATTTATGTTAAATTTTAAAGCAATCCTTTTATATTCTTTCCCCATACTCTTCGCCTCTTAGGACATCTAAATCTTTAACAACTAAGGCTAATAAAAATCTAATTTCAACATCTCTTGGTGTATCTTCTTCCCTTGCTAGTTCTAAAGCATCTTTCGTGTTTTCAGTTATCTCATCTAATATTTGATATCTTTTAGCTTTTGTACTATACCTTGACATTTCCATGAATTGCTAGTTGATAATCATCATTGTGAGGAAGAGTCATATTCCAATCTTCACATAACATTTCAATTTCGCATAAATAATCTATAAATTCATCAACTGTTAATTGTGTAGTTGATGGTATCTGGGCAATTTTTTTACCCTTCTTTGTTACAACTTCTATTTTTTTTAGGAATCGATCGCCTAAAATAATGTGCATTTCGTCTTTTGTATAACCTAGTTCTGAGGCTATAATTCCAACCCATGTCCAATATAATCTATTCTGAGCGTGTGATCGTTTAGGCTTACCCTCTTCAATAGAAACTGTTGCAATATTTACACCAGGATTTTCTACAAAAAAATCTTGCACTAACGATTTAAATACTGCTTCTTTAGGTTTTTCTTTATGTATAACTCTGTGAGTCATTTTTTATTATCTTGCAATAATAATTTTTCTATTTCAATGTCAATATTTTCTATGGCTTTTCTAAGATCCTGGATTCGCCCCTCACCTTTATGTTTCCATCTATACCTAACAAGATATTTAACTGCATTTCCAACTGCCCAAGTCATATCTTGGTCAATTATAAATGTCTTAGCCTCTATCTTGCCTTGAGTATAGTGTGAGGGGTTTTTGATATTGTCGTGTACTGTATTAGCCACCAACCCATCCAAAGAATAAAGCGACCACACAAATTCCTAGAAAAACTGTTAAGGATCTATTTTTAAGAATTGTGTTCACAACTTCCATTATCTTTTCCATACTTTCTCTCCTAGTTATAACAAATTAAGGCACTCGTTAGTTATATTTACCTTTGGAAGCACTAATGTAATACTATAATTAAATAATATTTGAGTACCTTAATTTCTTACAACTCGTCATAAATAGGTTTATCACCTAACCAACCTATACATTCATTAGACTCTATAGGATGACATCTAAGTTGTTCGTTCATCATATTACAACCAGATATGTATCCAATTATAAACAATATTGCTATTAACTTAATGTTATTTTTCATTTAAATTATTCCGTTTTTTGCCATTATCATTTGTGTTTTTATAACTGCTCTTAGGACTTGTAATTCCAACCATTCTTTTTCTATTGGTGGAGCAAGTGATATTCTTCCATCATATAAATCATGACAATTGGCACACGAATAAAAACCAAAATCAAAATTATTGATCCTTTGTTTCATAGCCATACCTGCTCCATTTAAATGTGCAAAAACAGTAGTTTCGGTATTAGGAGATAAGCAACCCTCCAACCTAAGTTGACATTGCTTACCTCTGGCACTTTCAGTAATCTTACTCATCTTTTTTCTCAAAACCTGCATCATCTAATGCTTCATCTATAGCATCTTCTAGTGATAAATCACTTGTGCCAAATTCATATTGTGTTTTTTCAACAGTTGATGACTCCCAACCAGTAACATCAATAAACGCCTCACCAATTATATTTAAATAAAATTGAGCATCATCTCGCCATCTGTCATCACCTTCCTCATCTGATGAATTAACTTGGTTTTTTAAAACATCAATTAATATTCTTAATACTTCACTATCTATTGCTTTTTTGTTCATACTATACTCCCTTGTTATAAATATCTATTTCCATGTCGTTAAATCTCGAAAACTGACCATGAAACTCTGTCTTAACATAACCTATTTCACCCATTCTATTCTTGGTAACTATAAGTTCTGCCAAACCCTTATCTTCGGTTTCTTCTGGATGATAATATTCATCTCTATAAACCATAATAATACAATCTGCATCTTGTTCAATTTCACCAGAAGAGCGTAGATCGCTCATAAAGGGTCTTTTGTTCTCTCTTTGCTCTACCCCACGACTTAACTGAGATAAAAGAATTATAGGTATTCCTAACTCTTTAGATAAGAATTTTAACTCTCTTGTTATGTTTCCTAACTCATGTATTTCTTTGCCTTTGTCATACTTAATAATTTGTAAATAGTCAATGACTATCATATCAATCTTGTTTTCACTATTAAGTTGTCTTGACTTACTAACAATGTCATGAACAGTCATTCCAAATTTATCAATAATTGTCATATTTTGATTACCAAGATTAGATAAAGATTTGTAAAAAATCTCTGCTTCATCATCTGACATGCTTTGCTTACTAACTTTAGTTAAATGTACTGAGGAATGTGAGGCAGCCATCTTTAGCATTAATTGTACTTGGCTCATTTCTAAAGAATAAAACAGTACATTGTTACGCTTAGATACTTCATCTGCAATATTTAGGGCCAGGGTAGATTTACCCATACTTGGTCTACCTGCAATAACAGTTAAGGTTTCAGGTCTAAAGCCAGTAATTAGTGCATCTAGTGACTTAAATCCAGTAGGCAACCCAATACCCTTAGTTGTTAAATTCTGCATGTAATCTACAGTCTTGCCTACAATAGCTTTTATTGAACTCTCATCTTTATCTTCAAGTTCTAACTCTAGGTTTTGTATTCCAGAAACAGTATCTTGATAATTATCATAATTAATGCCTTGTTTGAAATTTTCAATTTCATTTTTGATTCGACACTCTCTCACATGCCTACAATAAGATTCAATGTTTTGTGTTCCTGTAGAATTTTCTGCTACTAAAGCTAAATCCTCGAAAGTTACCATCCAAGTTCTGTCTTTAGGTTGATAATCATTTTCTATAAAATCTCTGACTGTAACAATATCTATTGGCTTACTGTCAATATGCATGTTCATAATGGTTCTAAAAATATAGCCAATCTTTTTATTGCTAAAATCTTCTTCTCTTAATCTTGTCGCAAGAACTCTTTCGCAACAAGGATCGATAAGCAAACCACCAACGACTGCATTTTCTGCATCTAGTGAATCGTATTTCATACTAGCCACCCTTTCCTTAGTGCTTCAAGCCATTGGACTATATAAATTAAACAACTAGCAGATACTATTGTTGATAAAAATGAGGCATAAATTAAAAATCTTTTAACATATCTCATACTAACTCCTTTAGTTTTTATTGTTTGTTCTTTGTCAAGTTGCACTCTTTGTTGGTGCATTTGCATTTTAGTTCCAAAATATTGTATTGACATAAAATCTCCTAATATAAATGATGTTCGATTTGTTTGTATAAATAATCACCATCCATATTTAGTTCATCTAATTCTTCATCAATTAATTTTGAACCATCTGCCCAACTAGCCTCAACTATATAACTATCACAAAAATCTGGATAATCACTTCTATTGATATCCATATCTTCAACATTAACTAAAGCAGTATTAATTCTTTTAACTAAAGTTTTATGTCCTTTGCGACCTTCCCATACCCATTTATATTTCTGCTCTTCTGTTAAGCCTACTGTGTACTCTTCTTTTTTTACATCTTGACCACAATCAACACACTTTATAGCAGTCCAAGCAAAATGAAACACTCTTATTGGAGCATTGCATTTACAGACTATTACTCTTCCATCTTCACCTGCTCTTGTATATCTATCTACTTTTTTAATTTGTACTGTGTCCATTATTGATTCCTCCAATCATATTCATCACCATATGGTTTATATAGCCTTACTGATTTAATTTCATACATCTCCCATTGCCTTTGATTTATAAAAGTCTGGAAATGTGGTATGTATTTTTTACTTGTTCCATACTCTACATGCAACTTATTGAGCATTGGCAAAACTTCTCTCCAATCCTCATGTTTTTTTACAAAGTTATTCATTTCAGTAATTAAACCTCTCTTCTTACCTTTGTAATTTTCTCTAAATATATCGAACTCAATCAACTCCTCATCAGTTGGTGGCTTTGTATTTTTTTTAGCCTCAACTTCATGTGGTTTTGCACAATGTGGGCATATTACTAACATAATTTCTCCTATTTAAGCATTAGTTTTGTTAAAGGGTCTTTGTACCAACTACGAGAATCCATAAGATGTGCAATATCATTGGTTTGTCTTGTTCTACCTTCAGTTTTCTGCACTTTTTTAAAAATTCTTTTAGGGTCAGACGAGGTATTTAGCCTCGCCCTTGCACATGAGTTTCTACACTTTAACTTGTTAGCTAACATTTCTACAGTTAATTTAGTGCCATCATCTAGCGTATAAACCAATGCCCTATTAACAGTTTTTTTATTCTTGTCAACAATATATTCTTTACCATTAATCGTTACAAGATTTTCTTTTTGTTTTTTAGAGATCATTAAAACGGAACATCATCTTCAAGCGTTGCTTGTGCTTTTTGTTGCGTAGCTTGTTGTGGTATATCTGATGCCTTTTGTAATTGAAAATTTAAAACAGGTGCTTTAGGATTGTCACTTGAACTTTTCCAAGCAGAAAGTTTCCATTCGACTCCTTCAACATCTACATGACCTGTATATTGAGGTGCTTTAGGATTATCAGTAAACCTGCTCTTCCATAATGCACCACTATTTGTATTATCATATTCGCTCATTTTTTTTCCTTAGTTAAATAAAGGGTCACTTATGGTAGACCCAAGCACCAAACTTATTCTTAACCTAACGACTAAATACCAAAAAGCACCTATGGAGTAAATGCCTAACGAGGATTGATATTTAGCCGAATAGCATTGGAAAGTCAAACCCTGCTAATCTCATAGATTATCTTTTAGTAACTCATCCCCTCTAGTGTAAAACTCATCACCAAATTCATTCATTGCTACATTAATAACTGCCATCCACGGAGAGTTAGGATTTTCTGCTTCACGCTCTTGCATATCTTCCATGATTTCTTTGGCTCTTTCCAAAGTACATGACTTATCCTTTAACTCATCAGTTAATCGTTTAATTTCCGTACTAATTTGTTGACTTCTGGTAGGTGCTTTGAACTCCTCAGACTCATCTTCTCCCATATGACCAAGTTCATACAAACCTGCAAGTTTAAGTACACATCTTGATAATGCTCTTTTTTCACAAATTTCCATAACATACCAAGATGATGTAGAACCATCACCTTTAGTTGTTGGAACTTTTCCTCTCTTAGCAGAACCAAATGTTTCAACTATAGCATTACCCATAATCCCAGTTGCCTTAACACATGCAAATTCTGGCTCACAGACAATGACCTCATAGCTTATTTTTATTTCACACCCTCTCTGTACCTTCTCAATGCCACTACGAGTCAATATAGTGTAGTGAGCGTGTTTAAATGTATCTTCTGTTTCTAGTCCGAACTTTTTATAGAGTGTGTTCAACCTCTCTCTTTTTGTAGCCATAGCCACTCCTCTTTAGTTAAAATTATTACTTTCCAAATTGTCCAATATAATCCCACAATCCTTGATAAAACATTTCTGGATACTCATCTTTAAAACGAATTTTATCTTCTTTTGTAAGCGTATTACCATCCTTGTATCTGCCACTTCTTACAGTAGCAGAGTCCAAGTCTGGATATTCACCTAGCTTGTAATAATAAGTAATGCTAGATAAATCAATTTGACTAATCAAATTATGCATTAGCAACCTCTTCTATCTGGTAGCCTTCGCCATCAGTATCATCATCTTCATCAAGACAATGCCATTCAAAATGTATCGCAGGACACCCTTTAACTTGACCAGAGTAAATATTCATTAGTGCTTCCCAGATAGGAACTGGTGGACACCACGCAGTTTGAAATATGTACATTCCAACTTTGTCATCAAATCTTTGAAACTCAGTATGACAAGAATTCCATTTTGTACCCCAGTTCTTCCAAGACCAATCGTACCAATTATTTTCACCATGCAATTCTTTTTCCTTTCTACCAAGATTGCCTCTAAAAATTTTTTCTGGCATAGGTTCAATTTTTTCAAAATCAAAAGGGTTATCTTCACTTTCAATTTGCTTAATAAACTTAGATAAATCTTTAGCAGATTTGGCAGTTACAGTTACTTCATTAGTTGTCCAGTTTGGCATGTTATTCTCCTAGTTTTGGTTGTTTTAAATCTTTTTTTAATATTGCAATTTTCTTTTTTTCCATTTCTTGTTGAAACTTTAAGACTGCAATTTTTTTTCTTAAAACATTATTGTCGGTTATTAAATTAGCTAAACCTTTATTGTTTTTGTTGAAACCACGAGTTCCTATTTTAAGATTTTTATAAGTCATGCTTCACCTCCAAATATTTCTTTAAATGAATTTGTTACAGGCTTATAGTTGTCTACAAATTCTTTAATATTGTGACTAAAATCATCAATAGAAATGTCATCTTTGTCAGAAAGATCTTTATTGTCTACAGAGTTATTCATCTCATCTGGTGATGGGTCGTTTTGCTCATCAAAAAAACCATCTTCAGTCATTTGTATATGTAAGTCGCTCATTCTACCCACAGTAGCCTCCTTTTAATTGTTTTAAGTTATCCCACTCATTGCAAGTTACAATTGCATTTTCAGTAGCCTCAAGCACATCATCTGAGAAATCCCAAATTTCTCCAGACATCTCAAATTGTTTTACCCAAGCCTCAGACTTCAATGATTGTATAAAGTCATCAAGAACCTTAATACTTTGCCTTTCATGGGGTGGTAGTAGATATAGTTCACGAGTTAAATCGTGTTCAAATATTGTATAGACACACTCATTTTTTTCTTGTCTGTCGTAATGAGCGTTTAATAATGATTGATTGTATGACATATTGTTTCCTCTGGTTAATTAATATTATACACTTTCGGTAATAGATAAACGAGAATCGAAATCAAAAGATTCTTGTGGCATATTAGGTGGAAAGTCTTGACCTATATGGCATAGTATATGTTCTATTACTGGCACACAAAAGCCATTTCCTAGCATCTTTAGTCTTTGGGTATTGCTTATAGTACCATCACCTATAGTCCAATCTTCACAACCTTGTAAGCGTTCTGCTTCTTTAACAGTTAGTTTTCTTACAGTAGGATGTTCATAGACCATAAAGTTTGGTTTGGTTTCCAAGCAATTACTCTTGTGCTTCATATTTCGCCCTCTTCGTGTCTTTGAGTTTGGAAAGGTGTAATCAAAGGCATCACCATTTTCTATGTCTGTATAGCCTTTTTTCGTAGCCTCTGGCACTCTTAAAACTACATTGTCTTTCTCAACTGTAGTAAGTGTGTTAGTTTTGCCATCATCACGAATCTCTAATTGTTGGACATATTTAGCATCTGGGTTTTTATCATCCCTAAAACCTTGCTCGTTAATCTTACGACCTCTCCAAGCACCACATTTAATTTCATAAAGTCCAGTTTTTCCACCTTGTCCACCACCATTAGCAGTTAAGCATTTAGATTTTTGGTCAATTGAATAAACTCTAGTAGCTTGTGCAGGTTTATTGCCTACATAACCTAAAACTCCAGTAGTGTTTCCGTTTGGCTTGTAGTATGGTTCACGATATATGATTTCAGACTCAACATTTGGCTCTAATATGTCCTTTAACATAATGCCTTTGTCCTCTGGTTGAGTTATATGAAAGTTTGCCCAGAAACATCTTTTTCGTGATTGAGCAGATACTAATGATGCATCAATTTCAACATGCTTAACACCAATAATATTGTCTAGCAATTCTAGCCATTCAGTTTTCATTCTGACATTCTCGAATATCCAATATTTCGGCTTTACCTTTTTCATTAATTCTAAGGCAGGTATTAATAAACCAGAGCGTTCATCTTCTAGTCCTAATCTTTTGCCAGAATTACTGAAGCCTTGACATGGTGAACCAAGAACCATTAAATCACACTCACCAATATCATCAACATTAGCGTTCATAATGTCACCCATGTGTTCCATATTAGGAAAATTGAATGATGTTAAATCAATAGCATGTTTGTCAATCTCAAAACTTTTATATGACTTAATTTTTACTTTCTGATTTATTAAAGCAATCATAAGTCCTTCCATTCCACCAAAGCAAGATACAACTCTGATTCCATCTGGGTACATTTCGTTAAGTAAATTTTTCATTAGCTATTTGCCCTAAAAAGTTGAACTGCCATTGATTCTGAACAAACAAATTTATCATTAGTGATAATGTCTTGAATGATAAAAGGTTTTTTTCTTGCTCGTTTTTTAAAGCCAACTAATTTAAATTGTCTACCTTTATCAGTAGCAACAATAGAAGCATCAAGATTGTAAGCATATGGTGTTGTTTGTCTATAATGTAATTCTGATTCTAATGCTTTTTCTTCTTCCGTTTTTGCATCAGATAAAGATATCCTAAAACCAGTAAACTTAAATGAGTCATCATCATAAGTTGCGTTGCCTAATTCAAACTTTAAATTGTTATCTTCCATGATGTCAGATAATGAGTCTTTAATTATTTGACGAACTTGTTTGATAGTTTCTGGGTTTATTTCTGTAATGTTATATTTAGTTTTCATTTTATCCTCTAGGTTAGTCCAACAAAATGTTGGGTTGTGTTTATTATAGAGAATGTTTTTAGAGATTGCAACCTAAAGTGTATAACATTTAAAAACACGATTTGTTTTTTAGGTTAGGTAAACGCTCTTAGAGCCTTTTTAAGAATGATCCTTTGCATGAAATAATGGTCCATATAATAGTTGACTACATGAGAATCATTATCATTATCATTATCATTTAAATTTTCAGATCCTGGTGGCATTGTAAAAAATCCAGGTTGCTTTATTGATATGAAATTAATATCAAATACAGGTTAATTTATTGAGTGTGTCAAAAGTGTATATTTCGATCGAAGGTTCTTTTTTTCCTGTATATTAATAAGTGACAATTTTGTCAATTAATAAAGGATCTTAAATTATGGAAATATTATTTTTACACTTTGCAGTTTTTATTTTGGGTGTGCTTGTTTCATGCTCAATTTTTATGATGTGTTTCATGCCTATCTATAAACACATAAACGGATGGACTCATACAGGAGATAAAAACAATGGATAACATTAAACAAGACATAAAAGATTTACAAAAATCTATACATCTTATATATAACAGTTTGAGAACTACAGAAGCAATGCTCAAACAATTAAACAAAAGACTTACTAAACTAGAGGAGCGTAAATAATGGATGAATTAACACTTAAATTTTTAAAAGGGTTTGTTGATAATAAACTCAATCAAACAAGATGTACTGACCCCTATATGTGGAGCAGGGTTCATGACTACATTGCCAAACAATTAAAACAATTGCAGGAGGTTAAAAAATGATGTATCCAATCTGGAACAGAATTACGGCTTGTATATATAAAAGTGACAAGTCATACGGAGTGAAAAAAGATGGTCTAGTTAATATTTGCATTGGAACAAGTGCGAACAATTCACACCATTTTTTAACACATAGAACAACAGTTGTTCGACACACAAAAAACCTTCAGGAGTTTAGATTTTTTGTTGATGGTAAATTGATAAAAAGAAGGTTTGTAAAAGATGGACAACTTAAAAAAATAATCAAAGGTTTTAACTTAAAAGGAGAACAATAAAATGTCATATACTGATAAAGATGTAAGAGATATAAAGACTAGAACAGAGCATCATTCAAGAGTCGACATACTGTCGCATTTAGTGGGTAATGGTTATATTGATGCCTATGATATGAGAGATGTCTTGGAGTGCTATTCAATAGAACCTAAAGACCTTAAAGAGTACACATTGTCATATCATGATGATGAAGATACGAAGCAATACTTTACAGAGTTATATTATGAATGTAATTTGCTTTGTGATTTCTGTGAGGAGGAACTTGACGAAGATGAACTTTGCCAAAATACATTGTGTGAGCAATGTGATGATGCTTATCTTTCAGAGGAAGAACTTGAGAAAAGAGAGAGTGAATACCAAGAATAATATTTAATAATATGGAGAAAATAACCCCCTTTACTGGGGGTTTTTTTTGGTCTTGAAAACATGCCA